CTTCAATATCTTTTAGAATTTCTTCTTCATGATACTTGTATTGATTATTTGGTCGTGGTTCGTAATCCATTGATTCTTTTAAGTCTCCGTAAAAATTAAAATGATGTGCACTTCGTTCATCTACATCAGCCATGTAATCCATTTCATAGTCGAGTCCATCATCTTCATAAGCAGTATTACCACCACCTACCACCATTTCTCCCATCAAATGATCAAAAGCATCGGTAAATGGGTTTTCCCTCTCAGGATCATTACGATTAAAATCGTACCAATATTTTGATTTAACCATAAGTAAAAAGAAAATCGTTGACTAGACTATCTGCTTTGTCTTTTCCAAACTTACCAGACAGGTATCCTGCTACTGGATCAAGTTTAGTCATATATGCATCAAAATCTTTATATTCACTGGTGTCAGTACCAGTGGGTTTCTCTAATTCTACCATCTCTTTGTACTTTGTCAAGTATGTCGTAAACATTTCAAGATGTTCATCGACTTCATCCATAGTGCATTTTGCAATGTAGATATTGTCAGAGAAATGATTACCAGGTTCAAAGAAACGATAATCCCCTTCACTCTTTGGTAGACCTTCAACTGAGAAAGGATACTTCTCTTTTGGATGTTGAAAATCAAAAACTATAATAACTTTCTTATGAAAGAAACCCATTAAGTCCATTCCAAAACAAGGGAGATTACTTCCTGTTTTTGGATAGATGATATTGTTGTAAATACAACTCTTATCATCCCATATCTCTACTTCTCTTGACTTAATAAAATATTGAGTTGTATAAGTTTTTGCTGTAAGAGAAGTTCCTTTACTTTCCCAATTTGCCCAGACACTCCCTGATCTATTGTGAAGAGGGAATGTTTCGTGTAGGACATCTTTATAATTTTTCCACAAGTTCATCTGCTTAAAAATAAGATAAGACCACGAGCAAACATAGCTGCAAATATAATAAGATAAACCCATAGTATTGTCATACTAATTCTGTTTTCGAGATTACCTCTGCGGTATCTAACTGGAGCAGGGTTATTCCAGTTAGAACGCATGTATGTATCGGGATTAATTCTGTGCTTCATCTTTTGTTATGTCAAGTTCTCTTGTGATTTCAAAATCTGCATCTACTTTATCATATAACTCTAAGAATGATTGCTTTGTATCCTCATCGAAACGATTTACACAAACCTTGATTGCTTTCTCTTTATCATTAAAGATAGAGAATGCACGAAGCACATGAACTAATCTACGAGTACTGATGATTTCTTCAATACCACCATCATAAAATGTTTTACGAATGATGTCTGCCCAATCAACTAATCTCTTACAGAAGTCAGTATCATCTACACCAAGTGTTGATGCAACATTTTTAAGTATCTTGATTTCGTGTGCAGGTGCAGGATATGCTTGCTCAAATGTTACTGGGAATCTTTCAAGGAAGGCTTCATTGAGCACGTTAGTTCCAATAAATCTTCCGTCGTCTGAACCCTTACCTTTAGTATTTGCGGTGGCAAGTATGTTGAATCCTCTGGAGGGTCTAACGAATCTGCCAATCTTTTTAAGAAAAACTCCATTTCCTTCAAGGACGCTTTGAAGGCAGAGGATTTTGTTTGAGGCAAGGTCGATTTCGTCAAGAAGCAAGATTGCACCTCGTTCAAGGGCTTCAATGACTGGGCCATTGTGCCATACGGTTTCACCGTTAACAAGACGGAAACCGCCAATAAGATCATCTTCATCAGTTTCAATAGTAATGTTTACACGAATAATTTCTCTACCTAATTGAGCACATGCTTGCTCTACACCAAATGTCTTACCATTACCTGAGAGACCTGTAATGAAAGTTGGATAAAATAATTTTGATTGTATTATCTTTTTGATGTCAGGAAAACTTCCAAACTTTACAAAAGTATTATCTTTTTCTGGAACAAGATTTCTTTCAGTATCTGGTTGAACTGCAGGAGAATTAAAAGATTTTTCAATGTTCTCAACTGCTGCTGTTGTTACTTCTAGGTTCCACTTACCTTTTGCTGTTTTAAAATTCTTTAATCTCTTAGTTACTGTTGCGTATGCAATGTCATTCATAGCACAGAATGCTTTGATTTCAGTAGCAGTAAATTCAGAACCGAAAGATGCTTTTAACTTTGAAATTATTTCTTCGGTTGTCATTTTGATTGTAAATGGTACGTAGGTCATGATGTGGTGATTTATTTATGTACTAATAATAGCATTTAAAAAGGGGTGTGTGACCCCTTAGTGGACACTTTGTTGATTGTCACGCAACCAACTCAATGAACTCTCCAAGAATTTTTTTGTTCATCTTTTTACACTTTAAACTCTTGTTAAATGCTTTCTTAATTTGTGCTTTTGTAGCATCTTCTTGAACTTCAAAATCAGCATCATTACTAATCGCAGTTGATGATAATCCAAAGTATACATGATATCCAGAGGTCTTCAATGAGATTGTTTTGTTCTTTCTCCAGTGAATCATAGACTTTTCATACTCTTGACCCTCAGTATATTTTTGTATGAATGAACTTGCCCAACCATTTGGCATAAGACGAATACCTATGAAATTTGTATCAGGAAAACTTTGACGCAAATCTTTAAGTAAAACATCAGTAACATCCCCATAGTATCCCATATTTTCGAGACCATAAACATATCCTGTTTTACGATTACGAATATAGCAATTATCATGAAGATAAGATGAACCCATATATGTGTTCTCTTCCCAATCTCTCTGTAATTCACGATTGAATCTAATTGATTGAGATTCTCCATCAGTTAATACAACACATTGTACTTTCTGTAAACCATTCTCCTTACGGAACTGAGGTAGTATCGAATGTAAACATACAAGTGCTTCATTTAATGGAGTTCCTGATAATGTCATACCAAGAGGACAACGATAGTATGCACCACGATTTTGAAATGCAAATGCTAATCTAAAAACATTCTTCAACTGCTCATTCATATCCTTTGCTCTTGTTTTACTCGTAAGGATATTGAGAAGACAAAAACTACCTTCTATGTGTAATTTAAGATCTTCTTGTACTATCTCTTCACGATTTGGATTTGGGTATGAATTTGTAAATGCATATACTTCAAATGGTATGTTTACTTTTTTACAGAACCATACAAGATTGAATAATTGTTTGATAGTATCCATCATCACATTTGACATTGAACCCGACCAATCAAGAATGAATATCAATCCATGATTTTTACCATCAGGAACTACTGACACCTTTTTAAATAAATCTTCATTAAATTTGTAAGTGTGTAATTTAGATGTGTCAAGAACACCTGTACGACTTGTAGTTGCACGAGCATATGCAGCTGCTGACTTCTTACACTCAAATTCTTTAACAAGATAGTTTACTTCTTTTTGTGCATCTTTTTTGAACTTGTTGAACTCTGCATCAGCATGTTCAAATAGATTGAATGGATTATATGGATGTATGTGATTACCAGTATCAAATATGTTTGATTTATTTTTGTAATCAGGATTTCTTTCAATATAATCTGCTGTAGTTCTTTGCTGCTCTTCTGCCCACTCTACATTCATATCATCATGAATTTTTTGATTATCAATAATGAAGTGCTTGAGATTAACCTCTGGCAATTCTACATAATAAGTTTGATCTTTAGTTGCATTAGATAATTCTTTAAGAGAGTCAGTAAATATTTCATCTGTCTGTGCTTCAATCTCACCAGATTCTTCTCCACCTTGAATATTAGCAGTAGTATTAGACCCACCAGAACCTGATTCTGCAACTTGCATATCTTGCTCTTCACCATCTTCACCACCATTTCCATCTTCTTCCATAGAAGGTTCACTAGAATTAGATTGACCTGATGAAGTATTGTTTTCAAGTGAACCCTCTGACTCGGTATCTGCTTTCATTTCCTCTGCTTCTTGCTTTTTCTTTTCTGCTTCTGCTTTGCAATATTCAAAGATTAACTTAGCAACTTCTAATACATCATCAAATGTCTCTACCAATCCAGTGCGATTCATTAGAAATGTCTCTTCATTATTGAAGAAAGGAATATCAACAAAATTACCTACCTTGTAGTATAAATTGATTCTATCAGCAAGATTAAACTTAGTAAGGTCTTTACCCTCTAACTTAAAGAAATCGTCTTCTGATAGACTAGAGTAACCTCTAAAGAAAGTTTTGGATAAACCTGCATATCTTCTCTTCATTAACTTCTCAATACGAGCATCTTCTACAACGTTTACGATTGAAGCAGATATATCATTATCTAACCACCACTCTTCATTAGGAGTATAAAGTGCATGTCCAACTTCATGACAAACCAATATATCATAAACTTCTTCTCCTGCTTTATCCCAAGTAGGAAGAGTTAGTACACGAGTTCCTACATTGAATGATGCAGTATCAACTGATCTATGTTCTACAATTAAATCTTCTGTAGCAAGTAATCTAGCAAGTTGTCCCTTAACATCGTATTTGATTTGCATGGTGGTTTCTTATTTGATATACCTAGTATACAATGAAACCCCACCATTGGCGGGGTTAAGTAGACGCTTTATCAACTGTCTACGCCTTTCTCTTGCACTTCGTAATGCTTGAGGTTTAAGTTTTCGTTTCTTCTCCTTCTTGGAGTGGTGTTGCCAATTAGGTGTTGTCATGACACTATCCTACTAAATCCCTTTATCTTATCAAATTTAATTACACTATTAAATTTATCATGTAACTCTGATTTATGAGATATGACAAATACATTCGCATCTTTAATTACAAAACGAATAATTTTTAAAAATTCATCTGTACCAAAACCATCAAGAGAACTATCAAAGATTTCATCCATAATCAATAGATTTGTATTTACAGAGTTCTTAACTCTAGCCACCTCTCTCCAAGTGAATAAAAGTGCCAAGTCAATACGCATTTTCTCACCTTCACTGAATGAACTATATGAAAAGTCCTCATGTATTGGTGATCTTACAGTTTCAATAAACTCTTCATTCAAAGTAAAATTGATATAGAAATCCATCAACTGCAAGTAACGATTTACTTGTTGGTTGATAAAAGGTAGATACTTCTTAATTATTTTAGTCTTTACACCATCATCTCTTAGAAGAGAATATGCAAAGTCATGGTATATAACTTCTTCTCTTCTCTCTGATGATTCTTCTAATGTTGTTTGGAGACTTGAATTAAACTCTGTTAGTTTTTCATTTTCAGTACTTCTATTTGCAAGTTGTTCGGTAAATCTTTGAACTTCTGATTCCAGATCTCTGATCTGTCGTTGGAATCCAGAAATCTGAGTATTGTTTTTAGAAATGCCATTATTGAGTTTAGTAATCTCCTTTGATAATTTGGTAAATTGACGTTCTCTTTCTTGTTCGGATTTGATACTATCTTCAAGGTCTTGATAACCTTTTTTAAGTTCTTGTGCCTTCAATTCAACGTCACTGATCTTATTTAATCGAAACTCTTCTTCTATATCCTGAGTACAAGTAGGGCAAACCCTATTACCTGTGAAAAACTTATGCTCTTTGGTAAGGGTTGATACTTTATTGGATAATTTACCTTTCAGTGTGTTAAGTTTTAACAACTTTTCACCTGCACCAGTGAGTTTCTTTTGATCCTCAGTAAGTCCATATACATCATCTTCTAATCCCTCAGTTTGCATTATAAGAACACAGATTTCATCACCTAGTGCATCTCTTTTCTTTTTATTTTCAGTAATATTATTCTTTCCCTGCTCCTCTAACTCTTTGATAAAATTCTCTTGCATTGATATTTTATCCTTGATATTATCTCTCTTCAAATCTAATGACCTTATCTTTTCCTTCTCTGTCCTAATCTTTTCCTTAATCAAACTATTCATAGCAGAGAAGATACGAATATCTAATAAGTCCTCTATCACATCTCTACGATTACTTGTAGATAATTGCATAAATGGTACGAAACTACTACTTCCTAATATAACAATCTGTGTGAATGACTTATAATTTACTTTAAGTATACTTTCTTCTAATAACTTTTGATTGAATCTATCATCGGATTCCTTGTGTAATAATGTTCCATTAACTTCAATATCAAACTTATTTGGTTTGATAGATCTTCTAACCAGATAATCTTTATTGTTAACACCAAATTCTACCTCAACCACACAATCTTTTTCATTGGTAGCATTGATAAGTTGAGATTTGTTAATTTTGCGAAATGGTTTATTAAACAAAGCAAAGGTTAATGCATCCAACATCGTGGATTTACCAGAACCATTTGTTCCTACAACTAAGTTAGTAGTATGTCCTAGAAAATCTATTTCACTCCAATGGTCTCCTGTTGACAGGAAGTTTTTCCATCTAATCTTTTGAAAGGTTATCATTCTTTGGGGGTATTACGAAATCGTTGGGTGTAATCACAGTATATTTGTAATTATACATCCTACAGGTCTTTATGGCAAGCTCATCGTCAACTTCTATAACAGCCATCTCTTTTTTATATTGTTCATCATCTTCTAACATCATTGCATATCTATCAGCATCATCTTCCTCTTCAAAAAGAAACAGCACTTTATCTCCATGTTTGTCCTGCACTGCGTAAGCACCGTCTTCTTTTCTAGTTTTTAATGTAAGTAGATACATTATTCTACCTCGCAAGCTTGCCTATAGAGATCTTTAAAAATGTTTTTGATAATATTTTTGTCGTATTCAAAGTCACTCTCATCAATATATCTATTTAAAATTGAAAGTGTATTCTCGTCTTCATCAATATCAAACTCATCTGCAACCTGTATATCAAAGTTTTCAATGATCTTAAGATCCTCTACACCTGCAGTATACAGTTTGTCAATAAACTTTTCAAACTCTTTTGGACTTGATTTCTTGCGAACAATAACCTTAACTATCATACTCTTGTATGGAGTTGCATCAAATAACTGATATGGAGTATCTTCATAATAAATGTTATGAAATAAACGATATGGATTATCTACTGGAGTATGAATACATGTCTCTGTATCAAAGAAGTGAAAACCTCTGGTATCATTCACATCATTCCAGAACATCTCATATGGATTACCGAGATAATGTATCTTTCCATTTGTAGATCTGGTATGAAAATGTCCTGAGTACACTGTATCAAACTTATCAAAGACATTGGTATCCATCCCAGTTTCCATCATATGTCCACGAGTTGCCTTGAATCCATTAATTTCTAAGTGACCCATCGCAACTTTACTGGTGGACTTATCTATCATCTTTTTACTCTCATCATAATTTTCAACATTAATCCAAGGTAAAAGAAGTATCTGTAATCCATCTAAGACAATCTCCTCTGCTTTTGAGTAGGTTGTAATATTAGGATAGTCCTTTAGTAACAACTCAGGTGAGTTAATTTGATTGGTATTCTTATAGTAACAATCATGGTTTCCTGTGATTGCATGAACCTTATAATTCTTCATAGGTTCAAATATCACTCTCTTTGACCACTCTAAACTGTAGTAGTCAATTGATTTACGACTATCAAATATATCACCCATATGAACAATAGTATCAATATTATTCTTCTCTAACTCAGGAAAGAATATATCATTATAAAATTTTTCAAAATAATCATGCAAGTGTTTAGATCCCTTACGAGCACCGTAGTGAGTATCAGTAATAATTGCTATTTTCATCTATTGGAAGACTTATATTGAATATTATCTTTAATTGTATTGTAATCAGAACTACTACCTGACATTGCATTGTCATCTACGTTCATCACTTCATCAAAACCACTTCTCTCAATGATCTTTGTTTTAATGTCTAATTGCTTTTTCTCTTTTTGAATACGTCTGAGAAAAGCATAGTGAATGATCTGAGTGAAATATGCGAAGGGATTTCTTGACTTCTCAGGATCAAAGTTGTGAATGTATTGAACACAGTTTTCAATTCCGTCGGATATCATATCATCACGGAACATATAATTTACAAAGTTTGGTTTATACGACAAATGAGTTGCAATTTTTAAAAAGCACTCCCCAAGATAGTTTGTAATTCTAGGTTTAGGTAAATCGTTTTCTTTTGCATCAGCAACTTTCTCTCGATACACTATAAGTGCTTGCAAGAGTTCCTTGTTGTTTACATAGTGTTCAGACTTCTTTCTGGGCATAAGCTTTATCCGTCTTAACTAACATTTATTATAACATATTTTCAACACTTGACAAGTCCTTGATTTCTGTGTACAATAACTCTGTAAGGGTTGAAGGGAACAAACTAGCCTTCTTTATTATTCTTAAAAGGCTTCTTCCAAACTTCTTCAAGTTTTTTACGAGCATCTTC